GTTAATGGTCCAACGCACATAGCAGATTTGCTTGTCGTAATTGAGTAGGTCGTTGTGACTGTTCTTGAGTTTTCATAGAATACTTGGTCTGTTCCACCACCAGTCGCACCAGTAGATGCTTCTTGAAGTCCTGCTGCAGTAATTCTAAGTTCTATTCTGTCGCCAGTAGCAAATGCTCTAGCTGAAGTACTTTCTTGTGCACGAGTAACAGTTAGCACATCAGATGACCGTGCAGTGCACTTTACAATCTCTAAATTATTTGATGCGTCTATAAGGGTTGCGTAAAAATATTCAGCCCCCGTTAAAGATGGAAATAAAGCTCCTTTTCCAGATGCTACAGTTATACTAGTAGCGGAATTATTTATGCCTGAAGCTAATGTTGTTACTGCATTGTTAGCAAATTTTACTGGCACTTATATCTCCTCTTAACTTATAGTTACAGTCCATGTAATACCTAATGTATCATTTGCACCTTTGTTTATAACAGAGAATACAGTTCTACATAAGAGAGTACCGCTTGAACTAGCATTTAAAAGTCCAGCTTCTGTAATAGCCCCTGTGCCTGTACCAGCACCAAATGATGCTACATACGCTACAGAGTTAGTTGATACAGTAGTAGATGTTAAAGCTACACGTCCAGCTTCACTACCTAATGCAGTGTTGCCAGCTGCAGCTGCAGTGCTTCCAGTTCCTATTGCCATGTGAGACATGACAGTAGTGTTATTTTTTAGTCGGTCAGCAATAAAATTTTTTCCTGCTGTTACAACTAAATTAGGCACGATAGTCTCGTGTGTTACATTTCCTTGTGGATTAGTAAGGGTAAGTTTTAACTCACCTTTTACTTTAATTAAATCATTAATCATTTATCCATCTCCTTTAAGTCTTAGCTCCAGCTGATAGTGGAGTAGCGTTAAATGCATGACCCCCCAATGAACTGTCATCAACTTCAGTATATATATAATTAACAACAAGTCCAGCGTTGGATGAATCACCTTCTGTTATTCTATCATCATTCATTACAAGTTGACCTACAAATCCTGGGCCACCAATAACACCTGTAGTCGACTCATTTCTAGTAAATATAAAACCAACTGTACCGTCAGAAACATTAACAAGCTCTGGGTACATAGCTGTAAGAGTTCCTAATGTAAGTGTTGTATTTATACTTTCAGAAGCACTAGCACTATCACTAGGTGCTATGCTTACAGTTATTGAATTTACAGCATCTGATGGTGTAGAACTATCAGCCTTAACTATACTTGGCTGTAAAACTTGTGCATCAGATGTTGATATAGAATCTGTTTTCCCTTGTGGGGTAATTGTTTTAGCGTCAGACTCAGAGGCAGACGCAGAATCCGTTTTAACTATACTAGCACTCTTAACATCTGCCTCGGATACAGATGCTGAATCGCTAGGATTAGTACCTATAGCTTTTGTGTTGACCGATTCAGACGGCGTTACACTATCGCTTTGAGGTATATTCGGCTGTAATGATGGTGAATCAGAAGCTGATGCAGAATCTGTTCGACTTGTAGTAAATGTTTTAACATCAGATTCAGACACATTTATAGGGTCTGGGTCAACATCATCATCACTTAAATCAAAATCAACTGTAGAATTTATTATTTTATTTGGTGTATCAGTTGCTGATACTGAATCAGACTTAGCTAGTTGAGCAACAAATATTGGGTCACTATCAGAAGTTGTAACAGAATCCCCTGCTATTATACCTACTTCAAGAACCTGAGTATCACTTACAGTTATTGAATCAAATTTATTGCGTGTTGGTACTAATTCAAAAGCTTTTATACCTAATTGAGACCTATTTACAGTAGCTGATATTTTATTACTATCACTGACTACAGAACTAGCACTATTAACACTAACGCTAAAAGATATAGCCGTTGCGGCAATAGCAGATACGAGTTTTATATTAGCCATTAGAAATTACTTCTTACTCTAAACTTTAATAAATCATAGACAGTATGAAGACTTCCATTAAAATTAACGACTATCTCACCTTCGTATGAGCCTTCGTCAACATCTAAAACACCGCTAGTAAAATTAAATTGAACTTTACCGTCAGAACCGTCAGTAGTTTTTGCACAGCTTATTGTAGATAAAACTGATGTGCCACCTACAGCTCTAAACTTTACTGATACTGAAGTAGTAGAAGCTGATAAATCTAACGCAGTATTAGCTACGTCATCATTTAATGTTAGTTGGACAAGTGGTAACTCGTCTCCTTTTACTAATCTAATTACATCTGCCATATCTATTACCCAAATGGTTGTCCTTGAACTCTCATAGATGCTCTTCCAGCACCTAAATTAGCCCTAGCTCTACGCTCCGATAATTTAAAAGCAAATTGTTTTGCATGATACGAAGCTAGTTCTCTATCACTCCAACTATTATCAGGTAATACTAATAAATGTTGTAGTGCTCCATGCATAATAACATTTTCTAATTCATCTAAAACTGTTTTATCCATACTATCTGCTGTTCTTAATGGCTTTAAACACACAATCATTCTTACATCATATGTTGTATCACTATCTGGAACAGGTGCTACAGAAAAATGGTCTGGGTCTAATTGTGTTATATATCTAGGTTTAGCCCTATTTTCAGC